CTGCTCTGTATTTCGCATCAATCCTGTCAAAGACAGGAGTGCCAAACACACGTTTGATCAGTGCTGGAGGCATGTGGTGCCTTATACATATTTCATCCACTGTTGGCGGGTTGCGTTCTCCCGAACCACCAGCGGTTTTCTTCAGCAGTGTATTCCATTTAACTCTTCTGTCAATGTTCTCCACTCTTTCTGGTATAGTGTTGCCCTGTCTTGGCATGTACTTTTCTGCTGCTATAGCACAGTATTGGGCATCCAGTTCTTTACGTATGCTCCTAGCGAAACTGCCCATGGACCTATTTTTCCGTTCGATGTTCTCACCTGTTCTGTCTAGGAGTTCCCACCATTCATTTTCGCTGTTCAGTGAATCTTGAGTGGCCAGTGCGCCCCTTAAATCATGATCAGTATCTATCTCTATGACTGGATGGTCAATGTGCATTGATGCATCTTTCAAGAGTGGGTGTTTCGGCTCACTCTTTGGTAGGTAATTAATCCAATCGATCTTGAACATTACATCACCGTTCTTGACTTGCATGAACCAGTCTGCTGTCCTGAACATCAATTGCTTACCAAAGTTAACATCCATACCTTCCCGCACCATATTCCACACTTGGTCACAGAGTGAGGGGACCACATTAGGTAAGTCACGCACTGGCTGCTTGTACCAATTACCAGAGCAGAACGTAGCTATGACTGGGGCCACTGGATATACTGGTTTGCCATTACTGTCCAGGACCATCTGTAAAAACTCAGAATTGCCTTTTGCCAACATTAACTTAACTCGTTTCCCTTCATATCCTGTCTTCTCGATACATCGCACATATAGCCAACACTCAACCAAAGTGTCTAGGACTATTGTTTCATCGTCGCCACTTTTCCTTGTCATCTTCCTGTCATAGGTTTTCTTTGTAATCTTCTCCAATGAAGTCAAAATGTTTTCTTGGTACATTTCATGGATGAGTGAATTGTCTCGTGCTGTATTTCTTGAGCCTGAAAATAAGCCATTTGTCGTACGGTAAGATTCGCCATGGACGCTTAGGAACTGGCACATGCAACTGTCACCCACCCATTCTGAAACTATTGCTTTGTCCACACTCCAATCCTGCTGGAGTGAGTTGAATTCTTGAGCAATATAGTAATTCAACTGTGCCAAATCGGCAGCCTTCACTTGGGTATTCCATGAGTCATAATCATACGAAAGTCCATAGCGTTGTTTGTTACCATACTGCAAAGCCAACCAACTCGCGACATCCTTAGGTTTTTGTGACATAACCACTCCGTTGCTGTCATAGTTGTGCTCCATACCATCAGATGCGTAAGCGCACAGAAAACTGTGTTCATCATTGCCTGCTTGTAAAGCTCTATTCTTAAAACCCGGCTCATGCTTAGTGGAACACCGAGCCACGATATAAGCCGGCTTGGACAACCAACTCACTAATTCATCATATGAATAACACTCCGCTGCCGTTTTCTTGTCACACTCAAAATTTTTCAGCCCCATATTTGGAAATTGTTGTCTGACTCTTTCCTTACTCACTGAAGCACTGCCACCTGGAGTATGGTACCAACGCCTATCCCACCAGTTCTTCAGTGTGTCTTCCTTTTTCATACAACTCTTCACGACTCTGTAGGCAATGTTTTTTAGTGCTTCATTCTTGATCCTGTTGTATTGCAGCACTGTCCATCTGCCACCATCGTATGTTTTCCGTATCCTGAACTTCTTATTCGTGAAAGTGTCATGCTGTTCTTCCCAGTCTGCTTCATCCACTGATCTACCAGCCAACGCAACCATCCTTCTTGTTATCATAGCGAAATCCCAATCATACCAGTTTCTTGTCAACCAACCCGTTTGTCGCACTAGAGCAAAGTCGGTCTTATGCTCTGGTAAATCTTCTACTTTACTCCACAATAACCCCGTTTCTTGGAGAAATTTTTGCATCTTGGGCGGCTCGACTGCTAAAAACATTAGCCAGTTGCACATAGTCACTTCTGGGCATCCTCGATTGACATACAGCATTATATTGACCAAATTTGACATATCAGGCAAGGCTTCTTTCATGGCTTCATGTACGGAGATCAATGTGGTCTTGGGTTTGTCTTCATACCCAGAGGGTGGCCTTTTAAAATTGTCCAATAGCCATTTCCTAGAGGGCCTCCACTCAGGGAGTGGAGGCTCCTCTTTCACTACTGTACGCCAGTTGGGTTTTGCCAACCTTGCCGTGTCTCCTTGTTCAAATATACCACTTGCCAAAGTGTTTTTGATCGCCTCAACGCAGCACCCAGGCCTAGAATACAACCAATAACTAAACCTACCTATTCTGTCCGTCGTCACGCCTCTGTTGCCGATTCCGCTTCTCCAAGCC